CAATAACACAAATGAAATTATCGCTTGCCACTACTACGAATAACAAAATAAAGAAGGCCGCCTACACATGGCGGCTTTTTTAATTACTCAAAACCGAACACGCCGCACGAAAAGATCACTGGAAACTATGAAAGGTGATATCTCTTAAAATAAAAAAATGTGCTTTATGTTCAGTTTTCAATAATCAAATGTTACTTTTATGCAAAAAATGAGATATATCGCCGTGGATATACCTCATATTCTGATAACTTTATTCATTTTTGTTGTATACTCTAAACCAATACCGATATGTATCACATGAAATTAGGTTTATTATGCTTATTGTTGTTGTGCTTGGTAGCACATATTTATATTTGATAGGATTGTTCTCAATGGCATTGTGTTTGTTTGAAAGGAATTCTTTTTATCGGTATCGGTTTACAATACACAATAGGGGAACGGCCCAAAGTTCCCCTGTGCATTGTGCTATATAGGAGAATTACGCCAATGACCTTTTAAGCATCATTTGACAATATAATTATACTATATATGGCGTTTCCGCTTGTTTCCGATATAGTCCGATTAAGTCCGACTTATACCGATTTAGCAGTATACATGCAAGCATAGTATGTATGGTGTAAATAATACCCTACTTGTACAAGGCCAGCCGTTTTTAATTCTGCTGCTTGCGATTTTTCTAGGTCTGTAAAATACCGCGCATGCTTGGCGCTTTTTCCGTCGATATATTCACGCAACAATAAAATATTTGTTTTCCCTTTGGTGCATGTGTTGATGATATCCGCTGCGGTTTCCCGTTCATCAATCAATGCGCCTATTTCTTTATGTACGGCATCACGCTTGCTTTCAAGTCTTACAATTTGTTGTTCTAGTCCGCCCGGTGTTCCGCCACCTGTTAGGCGTTCTTTGGAATAGTCCACGGCGCCTATTGTTGTAATATCTGATTGTAGATGCTTTAGATCTTCTTTCAATGAGTTAATCTTCATTGTGATTAGTTTAATCGGTTCTAAATATTCTTTTGCTAATTCCCTGTAGTCTTTATCCGTCATATTTCCCCCGTATGGTTCATTATCGTAAATTCTTAACCGTTTCCCCTAACATGTTTAAATAGTCTTGTAAATTAACTTTGATAGCATCGTTTACAAGCTGGATATTATCAGTTGTTACATAATGCGCCAGCAGCATTTTATACATTGCATCTTTGGTAGGTATGAATATCGCAATCATTGTACTTACAAAAAACACGCCAAACAATACAAGCACCTTTTTCTTATTGGCTTTTAATACCTCTCTAATTTCATCATCAATAAGATAAAAACAGCCAGCCGCACCAATCAATAACGTAGATATCATGAAAACTCCTTGATTAAATGCATCGATATTATGTAACAACTCAATCAAATACAAATACATCGGATCAATAATAGGCATTACACATTTCCCCTTTCGCCTGTTTGTATCAAAGGGGCGTTTATATTGCCCCTTATCCACTACATCGTAAATACTGATACTAATTTTATTAATGCTATTACTAACGAAAACAACAATGCAGCATCAAATAATAATTTAATCATGGTTATTTTCCCGTGCTTCCAATACCACCGCTACCGCGCACCGTTTCGGTTAATTGTGCAACCTCTAACAACTTTAATGCGCCAACTGGTACCATAATTCCCTGTACTAATCTATCGCCCTTTTGGATTAAATACGGTGTATCGCTGGTATTGTGTAGAATCGCTTTAATTTCGCCCCTATAGTCCGCATCAATCACCCCGAATGAATTCGGAATAATTAACGGCGTTTTGCTCATGCTAGATCGTGGCGCTAACATTAACATATACCCCTTTGGAATTTCCACCGCTAGGCCTAGCGTTACATATTGCGTTTGATGCGGTTCTATAACTACGCTTTCCGGTTGATAAAAATCCATACCAGCAGCATCTACGCTGCCAACTTTTGGCAATAATACACCCGGCATGCATCGTTTAACCTTGATAATGTCCGCATTATATCGTTTATATCCAAATATGCGTTTAATCCTGTTTAGTAGTTCCATTTGTTTCCCTCATCTCAATAACGCTTCTAATACTTTATTTTTTCTATCCATTATCCGGATTTCTACCCGCGGGTTTTCTTTATCAATGCCAGCAATGCAGCTTTCACCATATGAACATATCCATTTATCATCGTCGATTATTTTCGCCTTTGTTAATATGTCGCTAGTTGCCTGTAGCAATCCGATTAAGTCCGGCCAGCTTCTTTTATTTGGCAAATAGTATTTACATTCAACAACGATGATGCCAGATATATGCAATTTCTCGCCAGCCAGTTTCTTCCCAGCCAGTTGCCATAAGCAAGCATCTTCATAATTTTCGTATGCTTCCGACGGAATTATAATGCGTTTCCCATTCTTGAATACGATGCGCCCGCTATTCTTTTTAGTTGCTGGCCGGCCTTTTAATGTAATATCAATTACGCTCATTTTCCGCCAACCTCACATTACAGGGTTCTGCGCCTGTAATAAACCCCAATAAACCATTACTCCAGCTGGTTGCGCCGTTGTTATAATACCAAACTTTCCCTTTACTATATTCGGCAAAATAGCGTTTATGCTTACCGTATGGCGTTTTCACAATGATAGGCGTATCAACCCGAACCCTTTCCCATTCTATGATGTCAATCAATGACGCAATAGAACATTTATAGATATTAGGATTTAACCCCAGCACCTTGCATGGAATTCTTGGGGTATGATCGCGTATCTTGAAATTCCCGCCGTTTTCGATAAATGTAGGATTTACGAAAAACGCATAAACACCCTCAATCTTAATATCTCGATAACCTTCGTTATACATTTCTTGCAATAACCATTTTTGCTCATTCTTCATCGTATAATTCCCCTTTTACAATAAGTTCCTTGATTTGTTGGCGTACGTTGTAAATATACGCTTCAACCGTTCCCTTAAATGCTTCCATTACCATTTTGGAAAGTGCTTGCCGTAATCGTTTCGTTTTGCCGTCCTTATGGTATTTGTATTCAAGCGTAATTAAAAATCTATCTTGCGTTACCTTTGGTTTCAAAATCATGTTTTCAATAACCAGCGTTAATGCGCTGGCTAGTTGTTCACATGTGAACACTCTACCGTTTCCCATATCTACCTTTACACTCATTTATTAATTCCCCTTTGATATTCATAGATAATTTCATTCTTAGGCGCATTTATTAGCATGATAATGCTATGATGTGCCGGCGATTTTGTTTGTTCGCCAGTTTCACTTATAAATTTAATGCGCTTAGTTGGTACGTATACGCTTATATTAGTCTTGCTAAATAATTTATGCCTTTGTACCCCCCCAGTGCATCTATAGGCAGTACCAGTGTACACGGGCGCCCCGTTTCGATGCATCGCGCTATGATTTCATCTTTGTTACTATACGGCGGGTTAGTGATTAAGTAATCAAATTCATAATCTTTAGTTAAAAAATCATTGATGCCGTATATAGCTAATGGATCATAATCGCGTGTAACAATTTTTGTAAAATTGCTTTTATCTGTATCGAACGGCAATAAAATTTTATCGCCAGCCTTTGGCGGGAATACATTAAGCATTGTTTGAACCGTTTCTATAGGCGTATACCATTCATCGCTTTTAGTGCCTTTTATTAATGCTTGTTTCATCGCTTCCACCTTTCAAGATTTACCCCGGCAGCTAACAGGCGATTTCTAACCAGCGTATACGATGCGCCGCACGCTTCCGCGATTTCCCGAATTGCTAACCCTTCATTACGTAGTGCAATCAATGTATTTACATCAACATCGGGGCGCATCGGCTTTCTTTTGATAGCTTTTCTTAAACCTAATGCGGCAAGCGCTGCATCTGCGGTTTTTCGGCTATATATGCAAGCACCTAATGCAAGCCAGTTTTCTATGTATGCCATTTTTACCTTCCTAACATTTACCTATACGCCGCTTGATGCGGTTATTGCTATCTTTTACATACCCAAACACATCGCCCCGTATATCACGGCTTTCTATTTCTTTTTTTCTGTTAGTACTATATTTGATGTAGTCCGCGCATGTACTATGGCAGCCTAACACCCTATACTCACAACCCTTACATGGTGATTTCATTTCTTTATTCCTTGTTTTCAAAAGGGTTAATAGTTTCAAGAATAGCAAACGATGTATTTTTATATCCGTTTTGTTCTTCCCATTCACGAAACGCCTTCGTTAATTTTTCTTGTAAAACGTCAATTTGTTTCAGTCCTACATGTAACAAATAATCTTCCGAATATTCTGCTATTTCATCATCAAGATCATAATCGATAATGTCATTGATAACACGCTCCGCATCAACAGTAGGAACATAATAATAAGGGTTTCCGACTCTAATCATTGGAACTTCTTCCGCCGGATATGTTTCGGCAAAATCTTTTACTGCATCTTCAATGCTTTTCTGTGGATACCCTACATGCTCACACAAACACCAGCACCATTCCTTATCATTCTTAACTAACATTTTCGCCACCTATTAGAACGGAATATTTTCATCGTTCCCTTTATCATCTGCAAAATTATCAAAGTTGCTTTCTGTTGCCGCATCATTTAAAGCGGATACGCCTACGAAACTTGCAACAACTTCCGTTATATATTTCTTTTGGCCGTCTTGCGTTTTGTAGCTTCTTGTTTGAATTCGGCCCTCTACAAATAAGCGGTTTCCTTTTCTATAGTTGCCAACTGCTTCGCCTAGTTTTCCCCACGCTACACAATTTACAAACGCCGTTTGTTCTTTCGTTTCATTTGTAGCGCTATCAATATATGTATTGCTGGCCGCTACTGTGAACGTTGCAACCGCCTTTCCAGATTGTGTATATCTAACTTCCGGATCACGCGCAAGATTTCCCAATAATTGAACACTATTCATAATATAATTCCCTTTCTATTTTCTAATTCTATATGGCAAATTCGCTCATTTTACCCCGTCTGCTATTCCGCCCTTATGATTTATCGTTAAGGCTTTAAAAATTCCATACAACGCATTTAAACGATTTTTTTCATTCTAAACAATTCATCTAGTGTTAGATTTGTTTGTAATTCATCATTAACGTTTTCTTGAATTGCAAGCATTTCCGTTAATCTAAAATCAAACAAACCGCGTTCATGTTTCTTGTATGTTTCTGGTGATACCCCGGCAATATCCGCCATATCTGATTGTGTATAGCCTAACAGTTCCCTACATTCGATTAATTTCGGGAATAAATTATATTTTTTGTTCATTCCAACACCCCCAGTATCAACTTTTTGCTTTCGTCCGAAATATCGGCATCTTTAACCATGCTTTTAAGGTCTACGGCTTCGTATTTTTCAACCTCAACCAAATGGCCGTTATCTAGCATCTTAATTTCTGTATTTCGTGGCATGTTAAGTTCTGCACGTTTACGCGCTTCCATTAATAGGCCATTACTTTTGATGCTTGCCGCAATTTCCATATTTCTTTGTTCACGTGCTGCCAGTTGCTCATAAGCCTTACAAAACTGGCTCATTGCTGCGCTTTCGTTATAGCTTTGGCAGTTTCTTGGGTCAAAGAAGCGCCATACAGTTTTAGCAGCAAGCCTTGTTATACCTTCCAATTCATCAAGGCCTTTCTCATAACCTACTTGGCTTGCCTTTTTTCTCACTACTTCCCATGCATCTTGCGCAATCAATCGTTCTTCCTTACCATTCACATAACCGGAAATTTCTGCCGCTTTCTTGCGAATAGTGGCAACGGCTGGAACGAATTCGCATGTATTGATACATTGTTTGATTGCTTCCGCCAATGTTACCGGGTTAATATCTTCCAGCATGTAGGCGTACATTTTAACTTTTGAACTATCGAATTTGTCATATATCAATAATTGGCCCGTAGCCTTCAACGTTTCCGGCTTCATTTGTTCCCCCTTCGACCGCATCAATAAGCGCGTTTAATTCTGCAACCTTTCGTTCTGTATCCGTCATGGCTGCCATTTCATTTGAATTAAGATATGTATCAAAATGACTTGGCGCAAAT